CATTGAGACGTTGCGCGAGCCACTGGATAGGTAGGCGCCTTGGCCGCGACGATAAACTGCGGCGAGTTCGCCATAACTGAAGCGGGTGCCTTCAGCTTTGGCGCGGAGGGCTTTTTTAGTTGCCTCGCTTAGGGGTTTTGCGCTTGCCACCTTGTTCGGTCCTGGATTTGGAAATGGCGCGAATGTCAATGAACTCGCCGCGTTTGTATGCCTCAGCGGTGCTTTTGATTTCGCGGGCTTTGGCGCTCTTATTTTTGGCGCCACTGAGGTACTTCTTCGGTAAGCCGGTCGCTTTGTCTTTGGGTACGCGGCCTTGCTTGCGGGACATTACTTCTTTTTGGCCCCCTTCTTAGGGGTTTTCTTGGTCATTCCAGGCTTGGGTTTGCCGCCTTTGGGCATCTTCATGTCGCCGTAATGGCCAGGCATAACTTTGAGGGGTAACTACCACACACGATAGTTGGTCTTGCCCAGGTTTTCTGGTTTGGCGAGGTTAAATACTTGTAGGCAGAGGTATCCCAGGGCGTCAAAGGCGTGATCCACGCCCAAATTCTTGTTGGGGAGGCCGGTGCCTGGGGCGTAGGTCAGGGTGCGTAGGGATTTTATTAATTCTTTACATCTCGGGTGGATGAAGAGGCGGCGGGTGCCGGTGGCGTCGAGGAGGGCGGTGTTGACGCATGTGATTTTGTCGCGGATTTTCCAGGGGGATCGCGGGCTTGAGACTGTGAAGCCGGATTTTCGCAGGATGTTGTGGTCGGTGGCGCCAACGCCGCTGGTTTTGCGGGCGCCGCCGGTGGGGTCCGGGCAGGCGATGATGCGGCGCTCCACGCCGTAGCGGGATTGGATCTCTTCGCACAGGTCCCAAGTGGTGGCGCCGCCGGTCATGATGATTTCGTCGAATACCCACAGGACGTCGCCCTTTTTCACCGCACAGATGCCGGACATTGGGTCGATGTTGAAGTCCACCCCCAGCAGTAGCGGTAAAACGGGGAGGTCTTGGACCACTTTGTCGATGTTGTCGTCTGAAAATGAGACCGCAACAAGACCACTGAGATTTTCGAAGCTGGCCTCAAACTCTTGGCGGAATGTTCGAGGGTCGAGTTGGCCTCGGGCGGCTTCGATTTCTTCTGGTGGGACGTTATCGCCTTGGATGGTGGTGAATTGCCAGCGGGACCAGTCCGGGTCCTCCTCGTCGCAATAGCACCACATGTCGTAGAACCAGCTGGCAGTTCCATCTGGGGTGGAGATGAACAATGCCCAGCCTTGTTTGTCCGCGAGGGCCGGGCGGATCACCTCGAACCAGACTTCGCGGTCCATGAACGCGGCTTCGTCGAGTACCACGCCGGACAAACTGCGGCCTCGCAGGGCCATGGCGTTTTCGGTGCCCTTGAGTTCGATCGTGCTGCCGTTGACGAGTTCCAGCTTCAGGTCGGTTTCGTTCTTGGACTTGATCCAGGCCTTGGGGACGAGGCGTTTTAGGACTTTCCAGGCGATGTCCTTCGCCATCCGGTAGGTCGGGGCGCAGTAGAAAAAGGTTTCGCCCGGGCGTTCGATTGCTCCACGCAGCAATTCGATGCAAGACAGATAGCTTTTGCCAAATCGGCGGCCTGCAACGAGAACTCGGAAGCGTTTGCGGCTCGAAAACACCTCACCCTGGGCCCAGCGCAGCTGCAGTGAGGGGGCGGTGGTCATTTTTTAGGGGGGTACCTGTTTACAGTATCACAGGAATTGAACCCCTACCCCGGGGCTGTGTAACAGTAAAGAGAAATTGGGTTGTATCAGTAGGTTCCCTGACTGCCACTTGGCGCCGTGCAGCACCGAACCCCGCCCCCGAGGTGGGGGCAGGGCCGGTAGTGCAGTTGTACTAGCCCCGCTGGCCTAGCGGCCTAGGACGATCAGCCGACATTCGGCAATAGTTGCGCCGGGTCGGCTCTCGCAGCGTGCTAGGGCGTCGTTGGTGCTTTTCTGCATGAAGAAGGAAGCGCCGACAACGAACAGGAACATACCAGTGGCAACAGTGGAACGGTTAATCATGAACCAAGGGGGAAGCGGGCACGGATTGGCTTGCTGCTTCCCCCGTATTGTAGTACATCAACCAGCCAGCTGGCCGGGCCGTGTGGCACTGGTGCCCACATTGTCGTATTTCGTTACGTTGGTTCGGAATTGTACGGTTTGTCGGTAGACAATGGGGAATCAGTGGCCAGGGTAGGCCGGTGGGGTCTCACGCTTGCGACGATTGAGACCTGGCGAACCGAAAAGGGCAGCGCCGAAGAGGTGCCCCCAGGTCTGCCGGTGCGCCAGTCAGTCAGCCTGACATAGGCTCTCGCACTCGCTGATAATGGCGAGTGCCATCAACTGCACCTCTTCACACTGGCGCCAACGTAGCAGCGTGGGGATGTTTGGGGATAAGCCTTCCACTAGTCCGGGATCGTCAAATTCCCCACGGCTTGCGTGATCGCTTACCCAATCCGCCAGCTGAACCGTGCTATGGGATGCGATCTCGTCAGCCACGTTAAAGGCCAGATCTTCAAACCGCTCCACGGTCCACGGTTCAGGATCTGAACCTCTCCAGCTCAGCAGAGCCTGCACAATGTCGTAGGCGGTTTCGTAGCGCCAGTCATTTGGGAACTCGTCACGGTGAGCAACGCGGCAGACTTGCTGCAGGCGATCCCTTATAGGTTCCCAGTAGGCGGCTTCGCTTACGTGCCAGTAGCCGGAACCGTCTGGGCGAGACGTATGAGTAAACGCGCCAGATAAAGCCTGTAGCCAGGCCTCAACCGTAGCGGGAACTGGTACAGCGGTTTGTTTGGTTTGCATGGCGTGGTATGCCTGAGGTACCCTCCCACAATACACCCACATGATCCCCTGGCAAGAGTTTTCCCATAGTGTGACAGATTAGATTAACTAATCGCCCACCTAGGCTAAGATCCTGACAGTGTACATCTGTACTAGTACATCACACTAGTACATCTGTACGCTAGTACATTGACACTCTAGTACACCTGTACGTTAGTACGCTTGTGCTTGCATACACCTGTACTGTAGTACGCCTGTACGTGTGCATGAATGGCAACCATGAATGGCATGAATGGCAACCATGAATGGCATGAGCGGTGCTTCCAGGTCAGCACGGCAGCCGACCGCTATGCGCCAACGCCGGCGCCAGCGTATCGGTGGAACCGTCCGGCCACGGGTAAGGTTCACGGCGCCACTCCTGATCTGGCGCTAGCAGCGGCAACCGCACCAGTTCCGCCAGTTCTTCCCGGGTAACTGCGGCGGCTACTTTGCGGGCGTCGATCCATTGGCCGCAGTAGCCATCGGCTTCCCAGTAGATTCCGGCGCGATCGGCCACGGCGCGGAACAGTTCCGCCACGGCCCCATCCTCCGGGAAAATCTCCAGCGTATCGGCTGCCCAATAGGAATCAGCATCCTCTGGCGCATAGGTCTGAAGCTCACGCGCCAGATCTTTTAGAAAGTCCTGCTCGACTTCCGGCCAAGCCTCGTCCTGTGCCGCAAGCTCCAAACTGGAGTGCTCATCCTCAGACAGCAGCGGGTAACTTTCCAGCGATTCCACCGCTTCCAGCACGTCAGCCGGAACTCGCAGCAGATCTAGCACGACGCCGCGACCGTTCCAGCCGTAGCCGACCTCTAGGATTCCGCCGAAAGGGTCGGGGGTGCTAGCAGGATCGGTCAAGACGTTAAAGTTCGCTTTACCCACTAGGCCGGTGTTGGCGTAGTCGCTGAAACCGCACCAGCTGGGAACAAAACCTAACGACACATCGCGCCAGCGTTCAGCGAGGCAGGTCTGCAGGTGATCCTCTGGGGTTTGGTGCCACTGGTGGCTACAGTCTGTCTCGGGTTCGCCGTCTCGGATCAGGATCCAGTGGCCAGCGCAGCCGGTTAAGCGGTCGATCCGCTCCAGCAGTGCGGGGCTGGGCTTGGGGGTTTGGGATTGCATGGCAGGATTCGCCGAAGTGCTCCCGAATCCTAAACCCCACGCCAGGCCGTCGCCCGTACTGTTACAGATTAGAAAAACTGATACCCGCACAGGCTAGGATCTGGGGTGCAGTACACCTGCACTAGCGTTACACTCTGCAACACT